GGCGGATCTCTGTATCACTGGGATCTGAGCCTCGGTACGACAACTCGTGCTGTCCTGGTGGAGGAAGCTCCAGCTACCATTCAATGGATGACGGTATCTCCGGAGGCCAGGCATGTCATCACCTTCGGTGCAGGAACGGGTAATGCAGTATCTCCTGGTGATCCAGACAAACTCCTGATCAGATGGTCCAGCTCGGAGAACTTCGAGGACTGGGTGCCGACCTCGATCAACACTGCCGGCGACTTGCGCCTGGATAAGGGCTCAGAGATCGTCACGGCAATCGAGTCTCGCGGCGACATCATCGTCATGACCGATGAGTCGCTTCATGCGATGCAGTTTATCGGTGGCGGTTTGGTCTTCAGTCTCAGACATCTGGGTCAGAGTGTGGCGATTATCGGCCCGAATGGTGGCGTCGATGTGAATGGCATCGTGTTCTTCATGGGCGAAGACGACTTCCTGATCTATGACGGTGTGCTGCGAGTGCTGGACTGTGATGTCCGCAACCAGGTATTCGATAATCTCAATGGAGAGCAGGGCTTCAAGGTGTTCTCCTCGGTCAATAAGCTGTTCACCGAAGTCTGGTGGGTCTATCCGGATGCCAGCTCCGAGACAAATACTCGCTACGTGAAGTTCAACTACAAGGATATGGTCTGGGACTTTGGCACTCTCGAACGTACCGCTTTTCATGATTCCAGTGCTTTCTTGCTGGCTCCATATGCTACCCAGGGCGGCAAGTTGTTCCTGCACGAAACAGGCGTGGACGATGCCGATGAAGATGGTGTCTTGCATGCGATGATCTCATTCGTCGAATCGTATGACGCTGAGATCGAGGCAGGCGGCGAACACATCATGCACATTTCCAGGATGGTCCCGGACTTCAAGAAGCTGATTGGCTCAGTAGATCTGACGCTGACTGGCCGGCAGTATCCCCAGGACTCAACGGATGAGGTGAGCAAGGGACCATTCACGATATTGCCAGCTACCGATCGCATCGACATGCGAATGAGGGCCAGGCAGATCTCGTACCGAATCGACTCTGATGCGCTGGGCGACGACTGGCGCATGGGCACCTGGCGAGCAAAAGTAAAACCACATGGGAGACGTGGCGGTGGGTAGGCCATCCTTTCCACAATTCGACTCTGAATACGACCAGTACAAGATGCGTCAACTGGTCGATGAGTTGATTCGATGGATCAACACGGTCGAGGCTGCAACGGGATCGGGCGGCGGTGGCGTTCCTCCTGTTGAGACAGTGCATAACGCATTGCTTGGTCGAGACGCCGCGGATGCTCATCCTCAGACTGCGATCACTGGATTGACCTCTGCCCTGGCGGCGATTAACTTCCAGGCCCTGATCAACACGACCAACATCTCGGTGAATAGCGCCGGCATCACGACGAATGCCAATGCGATCACGGCTCTGGACGTAAGAGTCACAGCGAACGCGAGCGAATTGGATCTTGCACGTACACAACGGTATTTCTTTGGCGAATGAGCGGAATCCTCGGACAAGCAGCACCAGGCGCGAATGTCCTCACGGACATTTACGAGGTGCCGTTGTTGACGGTGGCGACCATGAGGGTCATCGTCACCAATCGTGACATCAATGCTGCGCTGTTCAGGGTAGCGGTATCGAAGGATGGCGATCCGATTGCGGACGAACACTACGTCGCCTTCGATAAACGGATCGAAGGGAGCGACACTGGTTCGACTATAGGCTTTGCAGTATCATCCGGCGACATCGTTCGGGTGGAATCTAATACTGGAAATTTGAGTTTCACGGCAACGGGCGAAGAACGTGCCGCATAATAGATGGAGAGCGATATGGGTATGACAAAACGGGTCCAGGCCGCCAGGAAGGAGGCCCAGGAAAAGCGACTCGCAAGAAAAGGGAAGAAAGATTATCCGGAGTTTTACGCCAACCAACCCTTGCAGAAGGTCAAGGCAGCAGCCAACGAAGAAATTCGTAGGGCGAAGCAATCTGCCAAAGACGCTGCGGAAGATCTGGAGGTTGCCGAAATAACCGGCGAAGGACTTGAAGCGGCACAGGAAGCTGCGATGGCTGCATACATGCTGGTGGCCAAACTCGAAGCAGGTAAACGCACTAAACCAGGCGTATCCCTGACTGCAAGAGGGGATGCAAAATGAGCGCCACTAACCTATTTGAAGACGACCTACTTGATCTTCTGTTCACAAACGTAGCAGCACCGAATGTCGGTGACGCAGGCGGCTTGCAACCGTCAGTCGCAGATGGCAACTGGCACATCTCGTTGCATACCGGCAACGTGATTAGTGACACCTCGACGCTGCAAACGGATTCCGAAGCTGCCTACACCAACTACGCACGGCAGGCAGTCATTCGTACTACCGCTGGATGGACTGTTGCTTCTGGTACAGCTACCAATGACGCCGCGATTACATTCCCACAATCCGCATCAGGTCCGGAGACGGAAACCGATGTCGGCCTGGGATTCGCAGCGTCTGGTGCTGGCGTATTGCAGATCTTCTCGACGCTCGATGCAGATCTGATCGTCAATAACCTGGTGACACCGGAGTTCGCGATTTCCGCGTTAGCAATATCGCTCGATTAGTTCAGCACACTTGTTGTGCCATATAGGAGAACGAAGTGAAGGATCTATTTACATCAGAGCAGGTGAACGTCCAGCAGGCACTGGACATCGTTGGCTTGCAGCTAGGACCGAATAGGATCCGGCTGTATTACCAGACTGCGTTCAAATTTTGCTCGGATCTTCAAGGTGGATCGAAGATCGCAATGGCGCACGAAGGTATCAAGCCGGAGTTCTGGCAGAAGCTGGCTGACTATGAGGGGCAGGTAATCAATACGCCGCTCAACAGGATATATCGTCGATCGAATTACACCAGCAACGTGAAGGATCCAACGGTGGACATCGAAGGTTCCCTGGTGGTGTGTCACTTCGATGATTTGACTGCGAAATTTCACTTCTCTGATGCAGCCCAACTGTGCGTATGGGTGAGAGTCGCAGCCAAGCATTGCAAGAACTGGGCAGGTGATCGCGCCAGAATAAGGAATGTCTATGCCAGGCTAACTGACGCTTCGGAAAACGAGAAACTGACACTGGTATAGGACAGTGGATCCACCAGGTCCGGTAACGAATGCAAGGATAGAGATCATGGCAGACGTAATCAAAACAGTCGTGAAGGACTTCAATCCGGCACTGCTGGATGAAGAATTAAACGCGACCATCGTGCCTACGCGAGATACGTTCTTCGCTGGTTTCGTGCGCTCAGACACAGACAGCAATGTGGCCACACCGCAAGCAAGAACTGTCAGTGTGGACAGGGTAGCCGGCACTCAAGACGACGCAGCGGAAGGCGAAATTCGTTTCACGTTTCGTGATCCACTAACGGGAGCCGAGGATACGGCACTCGATGACACGATCGCCGCGCACAGCGCAACCGGCACAACGGCTGAGCAGGATAGGGTAACTCAAGACGAAACCGATCTTGATCAGTTGATTACCGATCTGCCGAACGTCACGACCATGAGCGATGCAGATTTCAAACTCAATGTCCAACGATTACAGCGAATCGTTGTGCGTGACTTCAAGAGCCCGACACCAGCAGTTTAATGGCCAATCTGCTCACTGATCTGTCGCTTACTTCGGCGTACACAGTGACCGGCAGTTTTGCCGTTATAACCGGCATGACCACCACGGTAACGATTGCCGGCACAGGCAGCGTTGTCCTTTTGATGATGACGCTCAACCCGGAACTGGTCGCTGATGAGTGTGCCGAGTACCGCTTCACGCACGATACCGCTCGTGTCGGCCCGGTAGTCAGTTCGTTCGTTGATGCCACCGATGAGGGATCCGGGCGTTCGCTTTTCTTCGCACTCACCGGCTTGTCTGCCGGCTCGCATACGTTCGCGGTAGAGGCAGCAAACCGTTCCGGTACTGCGGTCATTGATACGAATTTTGTGCGGACCTTCCAAGTCATAGAGATCGAGAGCGGCGCGTCGATTCTGGTCGATCTTGAAACTTCGGCCACCGAGGCTACGCCGGCAACTTACGCCGACATGACCGGCCTGTCTGGTGACGCTACGCCGACACTCGGTTCGTTGCTGCTGTTCATACACGGCAGTCAAATACTTGGTACAGCAGGCCAAGAGGCTTCGATCCATCGCTTTGCAATCGATGGCACTCAAGATGGCCCGGAAATGTCCAACGTGATGGACAACATCGACGAGACAACCGGCTGCACGATGGTCTTTGGTGTCACCGGGACCGCAGCGACGAGTCAGACGTTCTCGGTCCAGAGCGAACGGTTGCTCGGCACTCCCAACATGGATACGGCGCGACCGAGGATATTCCAGGTTGTCGAGATAGAAGGCGACTTCTCTCTGGAGGTCGATGTGCAATCGGTCAGCGCAGACAGCGCAGCGTCAGGCTACACCGACATGACCGACATGACTGGCAGTCCGGATATTGATTCAACCAGCAGCGTCGTGCTGCTGCTGGCGAATTACACGATAGGAGGCGCGGCTGACGCAACCTCCAACAACCAATTCGAGATCGGTGTAACTCAGGACGGTGCAGAAGCGTCGGTATGGGCTGATGCGGTTGATCGGCCTGAATCTTTGAGCATGGCGTTCGCTGTTACCGGCGAAAGCGGCGTCACGGATATGGCGTTCCGATGGCAAATCAGGAAATCCACACCGGCTACTAATACATCTCTCCCGCGCACCTTCCAGGTCATCGATCTCATCCTGGCAGTATCAGGAGCGATTGCCGCAACGCCAGACCTGGTATTCAGCGCGGCAGCAGATCTCCGCGGTCGAGGCCAGCTCAGCGCAACGGCAGCCATGATTTTCTCGGCAGCAGCAGATCTACGAGCGAAAGGCCAGCTCAGTGCAACGGCAGCACTGGCCTTCGCTTTGACCGCGGATTTACGCGCCAGGGGCCAGATTGCCGCAACTCCAGATATGGTGTTCGCCTTGACTGCGGATCTGCGAGCGAAAGGTCAGCTCACCGCAACGCCAGACATGGTGTTCGCTTTGGGCGCTGCCCTGGGAAGCACGAACGAGATCGCCGCAACGCCAGACCTGACCTTCTCCCTGGCGGCGAATCTCATAGGTCGAGGCCAGCTCACCGCAACTCCAGATCTGATCTTCGCCTTGGCGGCTGATTTACGAGCCAGGGGCCAACTCACCGCAACGCCAGCACTGGTCTTCGACCTGGCGGCGGATTTACGAGCCAGAGGACAGCTCAGTGCAACAGCAAACCTGGTGTTCGCTTTAGCGGCAGACCTCCGGGCCAGAGGACAGCTCAGCGCAACGGCAGCGATGGTTTTCGCTTTGGCAGCGGACCTGCGTGGTCGAGGGCAGCTCAGCGCAACTCCAGATTTAGTCTTCGCACTCACCGCTGACTTGGTTGATCAACAGGAAGGGGCAATAGCGGCCACACCTGATCTGGTCTTTGCTTTGGCGGCAGATCTCCGGGCCAGAGGTCAGCTTACCGCTGTGGCAAACCTGGCCTTCACCTTGGCAGCGGACCTCCGAGGCCGAGGCCAGCTTACCGCTGCGGCAGACCTGATATTCGCGGTAGCGGCAGACTTGCGTGGTCGAGGCCAGCTTAGCGCCACGGCAAACCTGGTCTTTGCTTTGGCAGCAGACCTTCGAGCGAAAGGTAACGTGAGTGCAACGCCGGATATGGTCTTCGACCTGGCGGCAGACTTGCGCGGTCGAGGACAACTCACCGCAACGCCGGCACTGGCTTTTGCTTTGGCAGCGAACCTTGTGGACGCTAACGCTGGACAGATCGCCGCAACACCAGACCTGGTTTTTGCTTTGGCGGCGGACCTTCGGGACGCTGATGCGGGAAACATTGCCGCAACACCAGACCTGGTTTTCGATTTGGTCGCCAACCTGGTAGCCAAAGGCCAGCTCACCGCAACACCAGACTTGATCTTCGCCCTGGCAGCGGATCTCCGCGGTCGAGGACAGCTCAGCGCATCGCCTTTGCTCACGTTCGCACTCACCGCTGACTTGGTTGGAAAGAATCTAATCACCGCATCGCCGGCAATGACGATCTCGTTGACCGCGGATCTTCGCAATGCGACTCCGGTCTCGACATTTACGTCACGCCACATCGAGCGGTTTATTAACTAGCGAGGAGGTCTATACTGCGGGACGAAGCGGAGTCGGAATCATAGGAGCAGCTACATGAAGAAGGTCAAGATACGCAGGGCGACACCCTGGGACGTGATCAAGGTCGCGCATCTGTTGAAGCGAGCGGCTAAGGAACAACGAGAGGACATCTGGTATTCGACGATCAGTATTAACGAGACGAAGCAGATCTTTCACATACTGAGCCTGATTGACCAGGGTTTTGTCGTTGTCGCTGAGACGCACGATCAAAAGCAGATCGTAGCAGCGATGGGTATGTCGATCGCCAGGGATGACTGGAGCGACGACTGGGTAATGCAGAACGATTGGACATACGTTCTGAAAACTTGGAGAGACACGGATGTTGCCGACCAGCTTATAAAAGCGGTCGAGAGATTTGCGGATAAAAGTGGAGATCCGGCGACAGGGAAAGGGTTGCCAATCATTATCGGAATGATGACTGGCCGCGACACCGACTTGAAAGATAAGTTGATGGAGCGCAACGGCTACCAATATGGTGGCGGCAACTTCGTGAGGGCACCCAGAGATGTCCAAAAAGAAAAAGACAACGACTCAAGAGAGGAAGATACCAGCCTGGCTTGAGTCTGGCAGTCAACTAGCAGTATCGATGGGCAAGAAAATTGCCCAGCGTCCCTATGAAGCATATGAGGGGCAACGATTCGCTGAGCTTGATCCGAACGAGCAGCGAGCGATCGATATGGCTGCCACCGAAGGTGGTGTGTACCGCGGAGACATTGAGCGGTCACGGCAATTAGCCGAACAAGGAGCGCAGTCTTTCCTTGACGCCGACATCGAGGCGTACATGAATCCCTATATCAAGAGCGCACTGGAGCCTGCGGCTCGTGAGTTGCGTGAGGAGGGGATTCGAGCGAGGACTGCGGTAGGCCAGGAGGCTGCCATGGCTAGTGCCTTTGGCGGATCCAGGGCTGCCATCCTTACATCCGAGGCCAGCGGCAAGAGCCTGGAAGCGATCTCCGATCTGTATGAGCGGGGTTATGCTTCGGCCTTCGAGTCCGCGGCCAACCGATTCGATCAGGATCGTGTGACAGCTCGCGCTGCCTCTGAGCAGTTCCTTCAGATCGGAGAGCGAGGTCAGCAGATGCTCTCCAACGAGATGAACAACCTCCTGGTGACAGGCGGCCTGCGCCGGCAGTTGGAACAGGTTGGCCTCGATTTCGATTACGGGCAATTCATCGAAGCCAGGGACTGGGACATCACCAACCTGCAACCGCTCCTGGCTGCACTCAGCACCGTACCCTACAGCGAGACCCAGACCACCACCGAGACGACAAGCGGCGGAGCATTCCAGGCAGTTCTGGGTGCTGCGGCTACGGTTGCTGCGGCTTATTTCACTGGCGGCCTGAGTACGATGATCCAGACTGGCGCTAAAGCTAAGGAAGGGGCGGACTAATCATGGGCAGACTAATTGAAGCGTACATCGCCGCCGCTGTTCCGGCATTACAGGACATCGTTAGTGGCGGCATCCAGCAAGAAGAAGGTGCGACGACCTTCCCATTGCCTGAAGAACAACCGATACAGGGTCAACCTATCGGCCCAGGTGGAGCGCCAACAGGCCCCATGGCGGCTTTACCAGGCCCTGGTGGAATAGATCCAGGAGCAGCGGCGACTCCTACCTTTGACATGGCGGCAGGCCCTGGTGGAATAAATCCAGA